TGAAACCATAAAAGATTCGTATAGCCCCGGCATCGAGCTTGTGTAGATCGGAGCGATGGTAGAGTTTTCCGCTGTAATAGCGGTACCATTAGCAAGTAGAGTTACTTGGTGTTGCAGGTAGTTGTCCCTGGCATCAGTGTAAAGGTCTGCCCCCAAAAATCCGCTGTATATGTTATTATTATACGTAAAGTCGCAAGAATCTAATTTAATTCCCTCTTTTTGATTACCATAAGCTTTGAAGTAATCAAAGGAGACATCACTATTGTAAGCATCCAAACCAAAGTAGTTGCCATACAATGTGAATCTACCAGCTAAATTTAAGCTACAATTATTAAGTCTTACACCAGCTTCAGTATTTAGTTCAGAGAATATTTGAGTGGCATCTTGCCAAGATACTGTGGCAGACCCTCCAAGCTCAATTCTTCCCCCTTTAATTTGAGAGTTAATCGCATGAATACCGATATCATTACGAGAGAGGCAGTACAGATTTTCTTGAGAAGGAACCGGCAACCCTCTTGTATAATTATCAGCAGTATAGACAAGTGAAGAAGCCTGAGAAGACTCATGAACATCTCTTTCGTAAGTATCCTTGAAGTTTATTACGGAGTTTTCGGAGTAAATACCAGCGCCATAATCGTCTAGAACAGCATAACTTTCTCTCTTTGCAGTGTAGTCTTGACCCACGCGAACATCATTACTAAACCCATAGTTTCTGAAAGCCACAAAGCCTCTAAGCAGATTTACGTCAGAGTTAACTGCGTAAAGACCAGCCTTAGTGCATCTAGACGCAGAGCATCTTTCTAAGTTTACAGTGGAGTTTAAAATTTCAATGCCTTTTTCTCTGGACTTCTCACCGTCAACCGTAAAGTTTCTAATAAATATTGGTCCGTTACAGTTGAAAACCTTAATAGAGTCCAAATGGTTAAAGTATACAGATGCAGCAGCTACGCTGTTAACATCATTACCGTTAGCTAGACCATTAGGAGGATAGATTAAAGATCCATCAATTTCATTAACAGTACTAGCGTCATAAGTATTCATGAATTCGCCTGCTGTCTCTCTGTCACTAACATCATAAGGGTTGAATATCAAACCACTAGAGGCTGTCTCCAGGTCAGTATTATCGTAGCCACTCACCGTGCTGCTAAGTGATGCTGTCAGAACTCCCAGTTGATCTCTACCCACTCTACGAGTAAACGCATAATGCTGCTCAAGTGAGTATCTTAAATCTTTCCACCTATCAGAACTAGATGCGATGAATTGATCGTTACTAAACATTTGTGCATTGAATAAATCAAATGTTATTGAGGGAGCGGAAGCCGCTACAAAAGAACTCACCGAGCTAGCAATGCTGAAGTCAGTGTAAGCCACTGTCATCTCATCCAAGGACATAGCCTCATTGTCGAGGCTCGCTGCTCCTGCAAAAGCAGAGTTCCTATTTATAATCTCTAACGCCCCACTAGGACCAAATACTTTGTTGGACAGATGAAGTTCGCCTAAATTGCCGAAGCTGCCAACCTCTACCAATATGGGATAATTAATTACATCGGGTAATGCATTAATGCAGGCACTTAACGTCGTGAAGTATTGAGGGCTACATGAGGAGGTAGCATCTCCAGACACTATAAACGACATTCCGGTTATAGAGGATGTTGGGTGACCCATGCGTTCCCATAGAAGGTGAGTCCTTTCATCAAGGTCATGCAAAGGTAGATTATCTTGCTCAAAGTTATAAAATGAACTTGCGTCATATTTAGTAACCTGATCAGTCCAGCAAACTAGAAGGTCACTCGTCCCGCCTTCAACATATACATCACTTGGGTTTAACATGTTATCCGAATGAAATTGTCCATCTAAATACAAGACCAAAATCAGAGGTCTTGGTAATATTACTAAAATGTCTATAGGCAACTAGAACAGATTCATCCTGATCTTTCCCTCTAGGGTTTTTAATAAACAAGCCTATTTCGTTAAGAGATTCAAAACCTGGATCTCTTACAAGGGAATTGCAGGAATCCTCATCAATAAATATAGTGTAGCGAACCGATCTGTCGTCTATCTTGGTCACCTTGTTGAAGGGTATCTTGGCGAAGACAACATCCGATTCAACCACATCTTCACTTAAATATAAATCACTAGAAACTGCATGGAGATTACTATCACCGTCTGAAGTATACTCTTCAGTTGAGGATAGCGGCCCAGAAAGCTCAAAGGTTGAACTTACCTGCACAGATGAATTACCACTAACACCTAGCTGAAACCTATCAATTTGATAATCCGTAACTGTATCAGAACCCATTAGCCCAAAAAGGTGAGCAAGCGAGAAGCCGAAACCAGACGTAATGACATTGTTTTCATCATAAACGAGTTCCTCTTCGCCATTCACAATTTTATGAATAGTAAGGTGTCCTTTCATACCAATTTGTTCTACAAATGATTTTTGCATCTTACAAGAAATTAAATTTTAATACGTATCGGGGTCCTTTGTTTTTCAAACCTGTTCCTTGACCTAAGCCGTCAAAAAGTCCTGAAATTGTGAAAAGATCTTCATGAGCTATGAGATTATCTAGGAAGCTAACTTTTGCAACTAACTTATAGATTCTGTTATTATTTAGGGCATTATACTCATATGGGGGAGTTATCCCTGAAGCAAGCATTGCATTTAGATCTAAACAGTAAACTCCTATGTGATTTATCCCTCCGTAGGCGGCTAGAGTAACTGCATCCCCATGCTGAGGGATTACAGCTAAAGCAGTATTCCCAAATCCAGCACTAACACTAGAGGCCGCTGAACTGAATATAACAGGTCCACCGCTAAGAATTCCAAGACTATCAACCCCTCCAGTTAAGTCTTCATTGATGCCACTAGTTTGATTAATAGTAACAAATCCATTTTTGTCAGCTAACCCACTTGCATTGTAGATACCACTTAAAACTCCACTTGCCAGCACTGTTCCATCGGAGTCGTATAAATGACAGAATTTCCCAGCAGAAGAAGGCGGTGCAAATCCACCTAAAATAGTCCATGCATTACTAAGGTCAGTGTCAATATAGGCGTTCGGGTAATGACCCAAATCTGGAGCGGTAGCTGAGAATGAAGAAGCGTTGGTGGTCTGCGTCGAGGCTAACTCCAGCCTAGTGTGATTTATGGCTGGGTATTGTGGTAAGGAGGTATAGCTTCCTGAAAATTCATTGTGAGCAGCACTAGCAGGGTATGAGCTAACCATGTTAACTGTTGCATCATTTTTGTAATTAACAGCAATAACGTGATCGTTATTATATCCAGCAATATCTCCACCCTCTTCGCCATCAACAAACTGAGTGGTGCTAACAGAGTGAGCGTGAAAATTAAACCCTTGAGCATCCTTACCGTAGGTCACAGCGTTGAAAGTATAGTTAGACGTATCCAATATGGCGCTAGCGCCGGGTAACTCAATCAACTCGGGATTAACCGTGAGGATGTTTGTCAGTACTTCTCCAAACCCTTGTAAAAACATTATACGTCTATATTTATTTGATCTATTAGAGTTGTTGTAAGAACCGGAGTATGACTAAAGAAGTCAGTTCTATAACGATAGTCTAACTTGGACCCACCCTCTGGACCCATTATAGTCGAGGTTTCGATTGCGTTTCTGGACGCTAGCCCAGTCTTAGAATTCTTGCCCGATATATCGTTAAAGAACCTAAATACCTTCCTTAGTTCATCCTTATCTAACTCCACTCTATGTTCGGTGCAATTTCCAATTAGTTCAGGCGTTTGGCAAAGAGGATTCTGATATTTGCCGGTTACGAATATTTCAGATAGTTTTTTAAGAGTAAGATCTTGCAGAGAAACAGTATCAAGAAGCATAAACTTATCTGTATCTCCATTAGGAATTAAGAAAACTTCTACAACATATTTTTGATCTTTTCTGTGAAGAAGACTATGAGTGGTCCTGTAATCTTTAGATAGTAAAACATTTTTATTTAGAGTATTAAAGTTTACAGAGATTTCTTCAAAATCAGCCTCTCTTAGTCTAGTTATTGGGGTCTCTATTTCACTATTAGAAGGTAGATTGTCAATGCACTCATAATTTGTAAGATTTGACGAAACTGAGACTTCCTCTTTAGTTCTGGAAGGAATCGTGAATATGTGAGATAAATTATCAATTACATCAGACCTTGAGGTGAGTGCGCTGTGTTGAGTCCAGACTCCTTCTTTAGAATAAGACCACATTTGAGAACTTTCGGGTTTGGTATGAATCCATAGCCCTACTTGCCTACCCCCTAAATTAGATCCAGTGTTATCAGATACAAGCAACTTTACTTTTGCCTGATGAGAATGATCTGGTAGTATGAAGTTAGTCGCGATAGGTCTTTCGGAGGGAATTTCATACTTGGTCATATCAAATCTAATTCTGGGAAGTCCCCCATTTGATGATTTAGATAATACAAAAGTATTATTAAACATAAACGGATCATCCGTGTTTGTTTTAAATCTTGAAGGTATTCTAAATATAGAAAAACTATTAGTCTCTGGGGAGCCAGAAGTATGAATTAATTCAACGGCGCTTACTGTACCCGATAAAACTATTTCCGATGTATCTAGTTGCATGTCCTCTGAACCTGAAGCCACGTAAGATCTTTCTCCGGCAAACTGAGAACTTCTAGGAGTTAGAACTTTAACATCAGATAGTGATGAGACTACTGTTGAATCGCGAGAGTCAATTTTTTCAAAATTGTGGTTGTATAGCACGGGACCAAACGTATGAGAAAATAAGTTAGCCCCATCTATATCTTGAATTTGAGGATCAATTCTGTGTTGATTGAAGTCGGTTACATAAATTCTGTATAATTTATGAAAATCTCTTCCAAAGGAATAGTTGTAATAATCTTCAGTTGAGTTCGGGAAATCTCCCTCATTTTCTGTTGCTAAGTTTGCTAAAGATTGATAAACATTACTGACAGATAACTGATAAAAATTTGTTGTGGCATGATCTACAGATGCTTGCACGACTTTAGATTTTTCTTTTACACCATGCATGACAGCATAGATATCTGGCAATTGACCTCTATCCACAGTTCGATCAAGATTATCAGCAAAGCTTCCCGAAGCACCTCTAATGTTTTGAGTGTTACTCACATCATACTCAAAATATGTATGACCAGAATTTAAATCCTCGCACTGATTCCATATAGAGGGTAAGTTAACGTGATCAGTTACTGGAGAGTAAGTTAAAGAACTAGGTACTAACCCTAAAGGAATGCCACTTAGACCTGACGCCATGTCAAAGCCAACGGGCATATTAAATCCAGTTCTATCGTAATACCCTTCAGAAGGTAAAAGTTTTTCGTAGTTTCTACGCCTAAGAGAGGTTCTAGGTATATCGTTAATATTAACTCCACTAACCAGAACATTGGGGCTAGCAGCATTATCTGTGAAGTCTCTAGGAAAGCTTATACCATCATCTCTGACATCTCTCATGTAAGTGTTAAAACCCACACCAGTTACAAAGTAATTTCTAGAAGAGTTGGTGTCTTGCTCATCGCATCTAGGTTGAATTAACGGTAATGCAGATGCCACTAATCCAGCCTCGTCAACATATGCTATCTCTAAGTTTATTAGAGGTATTGCGTGAGCAGGTGTGAAGTCTTTAGCTAATTTAGAGGCCACAAGGAAAGCCTCTCCGGTAGCAGAGCTATCTATACTATCGTCTGTAAAATCAAAAGAACTGGCGTCATACTTAACCTTGAAGTGAGATGACTTACCCGACCATAAAGAAGCGTATTCAAATTTTTCTGTATTACCACTAGCTATTAGGCTTGATAAGTTAGGCGGATCGTTATATCCTGAAGTAAATAAAAGGAAACTTGACGTTCTCGGCTCGTCATCTGTATTTAAAGCATTATCAATAAGGTAAGTCTCAAACTGTTCAGCGAACAATTCCGAACAGCCAAAACAAACCAACCTATCTTTTATAAAGCTAATTATTTCACTATTTAGCTCAAAGTTTATATAATAAGGATACTCTTCAAAAGGAGGGACTGGGTGAATACGGCCTCTGTAATTAAAACCTTTCTCGTAGTTAGGAATAGGGCCTAACGTTTCTTCAAACTCTTCATATGTTTCTAATAAAATTTTATCAACGACAAGCTTTATATTTTCATCTAAGCTAATTGGATTGAAAGCTGAAACACCTAACTCAAAGGCTAAGGTTTCTGTCCAATCCTTGAATGTTTTAAAGTACCTGGACTCAGTCGCTAACCCATAATATATTAAGAAAGGGACATAGGACTCATGAAGTTCGGTTACAGTTGTTTCAATGTTAAACTGATCCTTGGGAAGAATGCCATTTACTGCAAGCTGAATAGATTTAGCCGTCCCAACCGATTTGTAAATATCAACAGCGTTTACAAGTTGCAACCTCCATCTATCAGGATCACTGCCAAATAAATCCCAACCAATCAATTCAGCTAGGAGAGGTAAAAATTCTTCAGGACAATCAGAAATACTGTGCAAATCTCCTAGTCTTACTGAAGTATCGTTAATGTCTTGAACAAAAAAGGATAATGCTCTTAAAAATCTGGTAAAGGGTCCATCAGGTATATCTGTTTCGGACAATAAATTGCTTTGAATGTATAACTCAAATCTGTCTCTAACAGTGAAGTCCGCTGAATCTGCTTGTAAAGGAGAGTAAATAACATCAATCCAAGTTTTTAATTTATCTAACTGTTGAGTTCCGCTTGTAAAAGTTGTGGTTGAAGTTTGAAATACCTCAGGATAGTATTCTGGGTGCCCGTCTCTCCAAACCAAATCCATGAGCATTTTAATACCGTCAACAGTTTCAACAGTATCCCCTACGTAAAGTTTGTTTACTATAGTTTCAGTTACAGTGGTAGAGGGCTCGTAGCTTCCCTTTGGAGATGGAGTGTTAAGGAAATACAACCAAGACATCTTATCAATTAGATAATTATGAGTGTCTGAGGGTGTATGATCTTGCACAAAAACTGCGCTCGGATCGTTTAGTACAATACTTGGTAATAACGTTCCTGAAATATAATCTGCAAAAGCACTACTAGTTTCAAATTCATTAATAGAAAAACCTAATGGATCAAGTATATCTTTATTAAAAGATTGAGTTGTGATATTGGTTAGCTTATTTTGTTTTACAAAATAATCAGATATACCACTAACGGTGTTTACGCTGCTGTATATCGTGTCCTCAATAGAGCTAACATTAATTATTGTGCTAAAGTCGTCAGCTAAGGATATGTTAGAATTAAGAACTTGATCCTTGAGGTCTACACTTTCTCCAAAATTATCAATATCATCATCAGTAAGATACCGAGGTATGATGAATTTCAAAGCCTCATAGTAATTAGGCTTAAAATACTTTTGATTTGTTAAATAATTTTTGCCGGAGGTCATTAGATTAATTCAGCAGTTACAGTGAAGTTATTGAGTTGTATTATCTCATTAAACTCAATGTCTATATTGTTAGAAATGTTATCCACAGTTGCAAATCTAATTTGAGGTTCCTCTAGTAATTCTCTAATTAAATCTGAAGGAGAAAAAGACTGTCCAAACTCTAGATTATCCACATTAAAATAATCTAAAATAATAGAATTAGCTCTAGCAATTAAAACATTTTTTTGACCTTTAAACTTTCTATCTAGCTTAATAGTTAGATTCAGCGAGGGTATAGTCCTGATTAGACCGTCAACGATAACCGGAGAATCAGTTACCATTTTTTGTTCGTTAATCTCCTCTATAAGCTGTCTTTTAAATTCTTGAGTAGCCTGCCTCAGTTGGGTATTACTAGCTTTCTCCAGCACATAAACTTGAATATTATTAACAGATGCAAATGCCTTCTGAGTTGCGACAGTGGCCTTACCAGTTGAACCGTAATTTGAGGTAAAGGTGTTCGTGAAAGCCCTGTAATCATTCAGAGTAACCAATCTATTTTGAGATCTGAATTTTAGAGGAGCGTATCTTTTTACTTTAGCTATACTTTCAGCCTCAGCACCGCCAGTTCCTTGTGAGGTGTTTTCAACCGTAACAGTAGCCTGTACTGGGGTGGCAAATTCGTTAGCTATTCTTGCAGTCCCGTTAATTTGGGCGTTTATAAAACTTTCTGAAATATTACCCCTGGAGCCTCCTCCGACTCGATAAGTAACTGTGTAAGAATCACCAGCCGCAGGAGCTTGACCAATGGTATTATCGCCAAATATTAAGGTAGCTCCAAAATTATCATCTGTGAGGACCTGAAATACTTTATCAGTGGGTCCTGATGCAAAATAAATATTATCTTCTTCTAGGTATACACCATTGGTAGTTTCGTTACCATCAATGAAAACTTGAGCACTTTTTTCAACGAAAGGAGATTGAGAAAGTCTAATTGATTTAATAGAATCAGGACCAGTGAAAGTTCCTGTCTCCACAACTAAAGCACCTTCCAATAGTATTGCACTGGTAATTACAGGATTTGTGGTGGCGTCAAATACAAATTCTAGGGACTCAGTGTTAGATTCCAAATCGATACTACCATTGAAATTAACCTTATAGATAGTGTAGGTTAAAGAACCTCCATCCTGAGGAGATGTAACAGTTATTACTCTTTGACTAGGATCCAAGGTTAACGAACTTGCGCCAGAGTCAGTCGCTTCAAAACTTAATGATGCGTTAGCAGCGGCTGAAATCGGACCCTTCATTCTAATACCAATTAGCTCCATTAATTTCTTGACGCTGGACCTCTCTCTAGCGGTCCTTAAGAAATTTTCATTAGCCAGATAATCAGATTTGTGGGATTGAATGTGCCCTACAGCAGCCATTAATTCAATCAAAAGCATGCCAAAGTCAGACTCATCAAAGTTATTATAATCCAAAGGAAAATTAGCCTTTGTATAATCTATTAAACTTTGACGTAAAGTAATGAAGTCTGAAGCAGAAAAGTCTATCAGTCTATCTTTATTCTGTAGTTCTGAAGGAATAAATTTTAAAAAATCAGATTTTACTGTCCCATCAAATACCATTATACTCTAACCTCTACATTGAAATTAACAGCTTCCGAATCCTTAAGACCAACAAAAAGCTTTACTAATATGGCTCCACTCTTGGTTTCAAATACTTGCAATTTACCTATTTTAAGTGGCTGTAAATATTTACGGACAGAAGATTCAATTTCATCTTTAATCAAAGTAAAGGTGGTTTGATCAAGAGGCTCCATTAAATACTTCTGAAGATCAGCGCCATAATCTGGGAGCATGAACCTTTCACCTCTGTTAGTTCTGATGAAAGATTTAAGCATAGTTTTAATTAAATTCAAACCGCTAGCTTTTGAAAATATACCGTTGCCTGGAGCAGGCTTTAGAGGGTAAATAAATCCTTTGACGAAAGGTTCTTTTAAAGTAACCTCTCTTTCTGATTTTACGGATAAGGTTTTTCCATAAATGTCGGTTTGATCTGGTATTGTCATGGCTATAACTTAATATTTTTAAAGAAACTTTGCGTTGCGTTATAGTTATTTAGCACTTCTGCATTAGTAAGAGGCTTTGAGTAAAATCTAGTGCATCCCAGATATCCGTTAAGACCACTGACTTTACCTCCATAGATACCACCCATGAAGCCTCCTTCAGGATTGCCATCCGTATATCCACCTCCTAGTATCCAAGGGGTGAAGTATTCGTCTCTCTTAGGACCGTGTCTGTAATCCTCTAATGAGGCATCTGATATTCTAGTAATGTTGTACTCGAATGCGTTTGACGGCGGTATAGACGGGATCATCGGCCTTTGTTCTCTAGGATCAACCCCAAACACACCTTGATAGCTGGAGGTAACTAGGTTTACTCCGTCGAGGTAAACATTGATCTCGTCTCTAACAGGATTTAACGTGATAGATAACTGACAGAACTCGTCCTCGCAAGAAGATAGAGTTGCACCGTTAAACGTGCTAGAAACTGGAATTACTAGTCCAGCAAACGAAGAAGCTGATTCACAAGAATTTATTTCTAGTTTATTAGAGATGAACCCAGCACTAGAAGAATTAAATGATTGAGTCGGAGCCATTACTAGAGAAACTGCCTCAACAGGATTATCAGCCTCCAAATTGCTAGGCAAATCGGAACGTGTGAATCTACGGTCTCGACTAAATCCTAATATCATTCCTCGGGTAATTCCAGCCCCGTTATCAAAAGACATATTTAAAATGTCTGATTGTTGCGTCTTAGTTGTATCCAAACCAGTATTCTCATTAGCCAATATTAATCGATATAGACCTGAAACATCTGGTGTTTGATTGTATAGATCAGTGGACGATAAACCTGGAACATGAACCCAGGTCTCAAAAGTAGCACCTGTTTTGCTGAATAAAAGATCTTGGAACTCTTGTTGAGGAGGTAATTTTGCAAAAGTTCCATTGCCTGAAACAAGGCCTGCCTCACTTGTCCTACAAACTCCCTTCAAATGAGCTATGCCTAAACCTTTATCTAGTATCTCATTGGTATCACCAACTAGTTGAGCGTTATACTCCACACCCTTTGATGTGCTATTTCTCAGCTTATATTCAGTTCCTGAAGGCACTGTAGATTCTAGAGTTAAATAATTATAAAGTCCAAAGATATCATCCTCAACAAGAGAGGGTGTAGCTGCAATCGAGGCTGATATTGAAGCTGAGGCGCCCGCGCTGTCTATTACAACCCCATCTGGTATTGCATTAATAAGCAAATGGCTGAGTGTAATGTCTTCTTGTCTTTCTATTAATTGAGAGAATTTTGTTTCTAGGGGTAATACAACTCCTTGAACTTCATCTTGACGTATTATTATTTTTCTTTGAGTTTGGAGATCTAATGAGTAATTTATTCCTGCTAAGTAAGAGAAATCGTTGATAGGTACTTCCCCAGGTTGAAACAGAATTCCTTTCCCATAAATTTGAGGCATCTTTACAGCAAGTTCTATTTGTTTTTTCCTCTTATTGAGTTGTCTAATAAAGTTATTAGACTCTGCAAACATTACTTGTTTAAGATTGTTTATAATGACTTCTGAAGAACCTCCGTCTATATGCTCTTGTATTTCAGCGGATACATCAAATATTTTTCTATTTCTCTGTCCTAAGATGTTAACAACGGTATTGTCTTCATTGTAATAATTTTCCATAAATAAAGAATCATCGACGTTGTTTGGATCAAAAATGGTTTCAAAATAAGCATCAAGTTGTTCTTCGTTTACAGGAACTCCCTTACCTCCAAGATTGGGCTCGAACTCAAAAGTCCAATCCAAAGAAGGATCTTTGCTCTTTGATCTAGTATCAAGTTCTATTAGCGCCGGACCAATACCACTAGTCTGTGAGTCAAAATACAAACCATCTACAGAAAGTAAAAATTGTCCAGACTTAGACTCGGGAGGTCCTGCATTAAGTCTGAATACACTTCCAGTTGCAGAAGGACTTGCAACCTCTGCTAATCTAGGAATTAAATTAGGGTTTTGAACTCTATCAGTAATAATCTTATCAATGTCACTTATAGTTTTATTTGCTTTTTCAATGAATTTTTTGGCGTTGTTACTCGCCTCTATTTGTGGACCATACTCATTTTTTATGAGATTGGCGAATGCCTCTGGGTTTCCTCTTGCTTGATCTGCGCGAGCATCGCCAGACTCGCCCGCTGAGTTTTTTAGAAAGCTTGCGTAGTCACCCACACAGTCTATGAGTTCATTTATGCTAGCAACTCCAGCCTCAACGTTGGAGTATAGCCTACTTCCAAAAGCAATGGCTTGTTGAGCTAGGCCAACGAAACCCGCGATGTCACCAGCAAGCCCTCCTACTTCTTGACCATATTGAGATGCGTCAGAAACAAATCTGAATACTCCCTGATCTGTGTCAAACTCAATGATGCCAGTTAAGTTTCTCAGTTTTTGAGATAAAGCTTTAGTTACAGCATCAGCGGCATTTCTACCTATGGACATATTATTTCTAATACCTCCTAACACGTTAGTGGGTAGAAGCGATAGCAGATCACTACCTAAGTTCATTACGCAGGAAGGAATTCCGTATTCAACATCCAATGCCCCTAGAATATCTTGGCCTTGGCCTATGGAAGTTGCAATCCTTAAAGCTTCGGAAGTTTGTAAATCAAATTTTGCCATTAGTCACTATAATCGTTTAATAAAGGTTCTATTATGGTAGCAAAGTTAGCAGGTGTCGAATTGCCTGAATTAAGATGAATCTCTGAACCATCAATAGCAACTTGACCCTCTCCACTAGATATAGAGGCTTGCCCCGTAGAAGTGGATTTAAATTGACCGCCAGCTTGAATATCTACATCCTCACCAGCTTCAATTCTAATTGAGCCGGTTGATCTAAGATCAATCCCTTGTTCTCCTTCCATGCTAATTTTACCATTGGTCTTAATAACAATATCACTTATGCCCTCATCCTCGCCCTCTTGTATTTGTATTTGAGAATTTTGCGTGGTGATGAAGATTCTACCATCCAAAGCGTGAGAGGCCACAGAGAGGTCTCCGTTCTCACTTCTGAGATAAATACCTCCCCATCTTTTAGGGGGCTGTTGCTCAGAGCCATTAGGCCATTGATCCTCTGAAGGAGTCTGGCCCATCTTGCCAGTTGAGTTGTTTTCGATGGTAATATCAGTCCCCTCAACAACTCGTATGTCCATGTGAGATTGCATACAAGTATAGTTGTGAGGGCCGCTAGACTTAACTTGTACCATCTGAGCGGGAAAAGTATTTGTGCTATCTCCTGTAATTATAATGCCATCTTTATGTTGATTCTTGATAGAAATCAAGTCCACTTGAGGTGAGTCATCTAAGCTTATTTTCTTCTTAAGAGGACTTTTTAAAGATACTGAATCAATGAGGATGGGAGCTACTTGACCACCTTCACCCCCTTCTTCTAAATTATCAAAAGATGTATAATTACTAGTTATACACAAACCAGCGCCTACTTGATTTTCAT